CATCAGAGGATATTATGAACTTTGCTGTATACACTCGCAACGGTTGCCCTTATTGCACCAAAATTAAACAAGTTTTGATGGGAAAGGGATATTCTTTTACGGAGTATCGCTTGGACACACATTTTAATCGAGAAGAATTCTACCAACAGTTTGGTACTGGTAGCACATTTCCCCAAGTTCTGCTAGACTCAAAACGTCTCGGAGGTTGCACAGAAACTGTCAAATATCTCAGAGAAAACAACCTTGTTTAGTACTAAATAATCTTGAGTTCAAAACATAGGAGGGTTGGTTTCCATATTATTGTAAACGGTTAAACGGGGGGAAACCATGTTAATTGCACTAGTAGTTTTAGTTGTACTCGGAGCGTTTTTACTGGGAACTACACTGTCCTGGTTAGCGAAAGGGTATGTAGAAGACTTCATCGAGAACGCAGCATATGCCAAATCAGTAACACATCCTGAAATGTTCGATGAAGATGGTAACATGTTACATGACGAACTTATCTATATCAGACCAGACACACAATACTGGACTGAGTTTGAAGATGAGGATGATGAATGATTAAAGGAGTTAATTATGCCTACAAAATCTATTGACAATAGCAACTCAAGGTTGCTACTTAGTGAGATCTTACGAAAGGTCTCTAATGCTAAAACAAAGAAGGAAAAAGTAGACCTTCTTCGTAAACACAATAGCACTGCTCTCAGACAGTTGTTGATCATCAACTTTGATGAGAGCATTGTTTCTATGATGCCTGAAGGTGATGTACCTTACACTCCTAATGATGCACCAGTTGGAACTGATCACACACGTCTTGAACAAGAGTATCGTGGTCTGTATCGATTCTTCAAAGGTGGGCAGGATAAACTTCCTTCCTTGAAACGAGAGTCCATGTTCGTTCAACTTTTGGAAGGACTGTCTGCAGAAGAGGCAGAACTTTTGGTTCTTGCCAAGGATGGGCGCATGAATGATAAGTATAAGCGAATCACTAAAGCAGTAGTTAGTGAAGCATTTCCTAGCATTGAATGGGGAGGTCGCTCTTGAAGTTTATCGCTAAGGAATGTGACCCGTCCCTTGCACAGGATCGGTCGCTTCCTTACACCGCATACCTTGTAGAATATTTGCAGGACGGTCTCACAAAGTTTGATATCGTTGCTTCCGTAAAACAAGTAGAAATTTTTGATTATTATTGGGATCTATATCGATATGATTTCATTAAAATGACACAAACTGAAGGTAGAGTTAGTCCTAAACTATGGGTAGACCCGAACGAACCAAAGAAAAAGAAAAAATGACAATCTATTTTGACAAACGCGCCTTTGAGGAGCAAGAGCAGGAAGAAAAGAATGAACTGGTAGAACAAGAGAAGAAAGAAGCAGCGATGAAAGCACTGGGTGCTGCCGTTGCTTTCTTTGTAAAACCTGCTATTATTATGCTATTATGGAATGCATTGCTGCCAGGTATCTTCGGTCTTGCCACCATTGGTTATTTCAAAGCACTTGGTTTGTATTTCCTCGCCCGACTTTTTATTGATAAAGAATGACTAAAGTATGTTTGGTCTCTGTCACTCCTGATGCAGAGAAAACAATCGGTTACATTGCTCGTGTAAGCAATCCTGCAAATCAGGAGAATCCAAAGGTGGCAGGACTGCTGAAGTATTGTATCAAGCATGGACACTGGTCTGTGTTTGAGCAAGCAACGATGACCCTGGAGATCTCTACCACTAGAGGTCTGGCAGCTCAAATCCTACGTCACCGTAGCTTCTGCTTTCAAGAGTTTTCCCAACGCTATGCTGATTCTTCCTTACTCGGTGAGAAGATCTCTCTCCCAGAACTCCGTCTTCAAGACCACAAGAATAGGCAGAATTCTATCGATGCTATTGATCCGTTTCTCAAACAGAAGTATGAGATCTTAATGCAGAAACACTTCGAGCAAGGTATGAAACTATACCAAGAGATGCTTGAAGATGATATTGCAAAGGAGTGTGCACGTTTTGTGCTTCCTCTCGCCGTAGGGACAAAACTCTACATGACAGGAAATCTTAGGTCATGGATCCATTACATCAATCTGAGGACTGCCAACGGCACCCAGAAGGAGCATATGGAGATTGCAGAACTCTGCAAGCAGCATTTCATCTGCCAGTTCCCAGTCGTCTCTGAGGCGCTTGAATGGTGTCCTGACGGCGACTGCGGTTGTCCTGAGCGACTTGATGACTGTGACTGTCTTCAACCCTCATTGAGGATTGACTGATGGGAATGTATGAAGAACTAAATTGTTTTGAGGAAGCACTCAAACACTTCGGGACTAGAGTTGAAATGATCACTGCTATGGAAATGGCAAGGAGAATATCTTCGGAAGATGCATATCAAATGATCAAAGAAGAGATGAAGGAACTGAAAAAGTGTCGTAAACATTACAAGAAGGAGGAGGACTGTTAAATGCCTACATACAATGTAAAAAATCTTAAGACGGGAGAGAAAAAAGAATTCCGTATGACAATGAAAGAATATTGTCAGTGGAAAGAAGATAATCCCGATTGGGACAAGGACTGGGAGGCTGGCGTTGCAGGTACTACCTACGGTCAACCTAAACAGTCTGATGGATTCAAGGAAGTAATGTCCAAGGTCCAGAAAGCACACCCACGAGCAAACCTGAGTCGATTCACTTGATATGGCAAGAGCACGTAAAAGGAATACCACCAGTAATCCTGTCCCTCCTCATATGACTGCAAAGCAAATCAAACGAAAGAAACCAATTGATAGTTCCTACATGGTTCCTATCAATCCTCTCACTCCAAATCAGGAGACTGTGTTTGAACAGTATGCCGAGGGTCAAAACATTTTGCTGCATGGTGCTGCAGGCACTGGTAAAACCTTTATCACTTTGTACCTTGCACTCCAAGAGGTACTTGACGAAAACACACCTTATGATAAGATATACATTGTAAGGTCACTCGTACCTACTAGAGAGATTGGTTTCCTACCTGGAGATCATGAGGACAAATCTGCTCTCTATCAAATTCCATATAAAAATATGGTCAGGTATATGTTCTCTATGCCTGATGACAATTCCTTTGATATGCTCTATGATAATCTTAGAGCACAAGAAACTATTAGTTTCTGGTCTACCAGTTTCATCCGTGGTGTTACTATGGATAACTGTATTGTCATTGTTGACGAGTTCAGTAACTTGAACTTCCATGAACTTGATTCAATGATCACTCGTATCGGTGAAGACTCTAAGATTATGTTGTGTGGTGATATCACCCAGACTGATCTTGTTAAAGAGAATGAGAAGTCTGGTATTGCAGACTTCATTAAAATTTTGCAGAGTATGCGTGAGTTTACTTGTGTAGAATTCGGTATTGAGGATATCGTTCGCTCTGGTCTGGTTAAGTCATATCTACTTACCAAATACAATTTAGGATTTTGATGTTTAATTTTGTTGATGTTAACCTTCGCGAACATGTAGAGGTTGAACCAGTAACTAAGGATGGGACTAGATTTTATCCCATCCCTGGTGCTGATAAATACTATCCAAGTGTAACCTCTGTCACATCGTTTAAGAACGCACAGTTCTTCAAAAAATGGAGAACTAGAATTGGTGAAAACGAGGCAAATCGAATTACTGCTAGAGCAACACAACGAGGGACTGCATTCCATGCAATCTCTGAAGACTATTTCAAAGGTGAACTGAACTTAGACAAATACTTGGAAAATAATCCATTGTCTGTTAGAATGTTTCAGTCAGCAAAGTCTACGCTGAATCGTATCAATAACATTCATTGCCTAGAGACTTTCTTATACTCTCATTATCTCGGTTTAGCTGGTCGTGTAGACTGTATTGCTGAATTTGATGGCGAGTTGGCAGTAATCGATTTTAAAACTTCAACCAAAGAAAAGAAGGAAGATCATATTGAGCACTACTTTGTGCAAGAGACTGCATATGCAGCGATGTTCCTTGAGCGTTCAGGATTAGAGGTAAAGAAAATTGTCACACTTATCGCCACTGAAGAGGGAACTATTCAAGTATTTCAGAAGTACAATCTTGATGACTATTTACAATTACTTAAATCCTATATCGAAGAATTCGTCAGGGGAAAAGTCCATGCCTAAAGAACAAGTAGAGGACAAGTTTCTAACACCAACTAAATTCTCGATGGAGATTGAACGTTTGGTGAAGCGTAGTAACGGTCTCATCTCTTACATTGAAGCAGTAGTAACCTACTGTCAAGAAAATGAAATTGAGTTGGAAACTGTTCCAAAACTTATGTCTAAACCTTTAAAAGAACGCTTGCGCCATGAAGCAGAGCGTCTAAACTATATGAAAAAACGATCTAAAGGAGTTCTACCGTTGTGACTGGTTTTGAAGTGTACAAGACGTATCTTTCATTACGAATGCACTTCACTAAAGAACATTATGATTATGTAAAGTATAGAGGCAAAGTAAATGCCTCTGAAAAAGCATTTGAACAACGCCGTGATCGTTATTTTTTCAAAAAATTAGCGACGAAGTATGATCAGGATCAAATCTTGAATTACTTCGTCGCTAATTTTATGGTTGATCCAGCAGGTTACATCAAATCCTTTAGTGACGGTAATTACGAACGATGGAAAACTCTTCAAGAATCTTTCTGTTATAAATTTAGACAGGACGTTGATCTCCTGCTCACATACTTTGAAGCACCTTATCAGGATAAATTTGACAAAATCTTTGAAGTCAAGGATGGATCACACCCACCTCTCCTCAGACATTATCTTTCTGGAGAGATATCATTAGAAACATTGGTTGTATTTGAAACTTGTTTAAAATATGTTGGAAAGTTTGATAAGAAACTATCAGATCCTATTTGGAAAGAGGTTAGGAGAAGAGTATTAAATTACAAACCTTTTTTGAATATTGATTGTTCCAAATACAGACAGGTGATACTAACAGTTATACGGACAAAGTTATGAGTTTTTTTCAGTCAGAGCAAGTACAGATGAACTTGCAAGATATATTTAATACCTATCAAGAAGTCGCATCAATGACAGCACAACTTGCTACCATGAATAGGCAAGAGAAATTGGATCACATTGAAGATTGTAAGACGTTAATCGACAAACAGAAGACTTTTTATGGTAGACTATGCCTTGCTGCATCGGAAGATCCTGAAGCAGCAGATATGAAAACCAGGATCAATGCATTGTCAAATGCATTTGGTTACAAAGACCTTGCCGAGTGCATGGAAGTGATGGTGGAGACACTTGAACAAGCGGCACAACGAGAGGTTGACTAAGCATATATAGTATGCTACGATGATCCAGTAGCAAACAAAACACACACTCAATACGGAGAATACGAACATGTCTTTTGCCTCTCTCAAGAAGGCGTCCTCTAAGGGTGACACCTTTGCAAAACTCACCCGCGAGATTGATAAACTGAATCAGCCTGCTGCTGGTTCCTCTGCCGACGAGCGTTTCTGGAAACCTGAACTGGACAAGTCTGGTAACGGTTACGCAGTCATCCGATTCCTCCCTGCTCCCGATGGCGAAGAAATGCCTTGGGCGAAGGTCTGGTCCCATGCTTTCAAGGGTCCTGGTGGACAGTGGTACATTGAGAACTCTCTCACCACTCTCGGCAAGGATGATCCTGTCGGTGAACTGAATCGCGAACTGTGGAACAGTGGTCGTGATAGCGATAAGGAGATCGCTCGCGCTCAAAAGCGTAAACTCTCCTACTACAGCAACATCTATGTTGTTACCGATCCTGCTCACCCTGAGAACGAGGGTCGTGTCTTCCTCTACAAGTTCGGTAAGAAGATCTTTGACAAACTCGTTGAGGCAATGCAACCTGCATTCGCTGACGAGACTCCTGTCGATCCTTTCAACTTCTGGAAGGGTGCTGACTTCAAACTGAAGATCCGCAAGGTCGATGGTTACTGGAACTATGACAAGTCTGAATTCGCTGCACCTGGTGTGCTTGGTGGATTCGATGACGACAAACTGGAATCCATCTGGAAGGAAGGTTATTCTCTCGCAGAATTTGAAGACACCAAGAACTTCAAGTCCTACGAACAACTTCAAGCACGTCTGAACCTGGTGCTTGGTAAGTCTGCTGCTCCTGCTCCTCGTGTTGATGAGCAAGATGAGGCAGTCTTTGACACTCCTGTTGGAGGATTTAATGATGCAGACAT